CTATTACTGAAGTTTAATTGTTTAATTGTTTAGGAGAATCAAAATGCAAGTTCAAGAAATTTACAAACAAGAAGCTAGATACAATCCTAGAATTCGTGCCACAGTTGGTGGTGCTTGGATTGCTGTTTTATCAAATGGTGATGAGTTCCCAGTTTGTCGTGACTATGAAGCTAAGAATGAAGCAGAAGTTCGTGCAATTCTTGATTCTCAAAAATAAGGAGCAGCCATGAAAGTTACTAAGTTAGATATTTTAGGTGCAGCAGTTTTAGGCGCAGTTATCGGTTCAATGTTTGCTTTGTTTATTTAAGGAGAAGATGATGACTTTTGAAGAACTAGTTAATGACTTTATGGCTGATGAATATAACCCTAACAAGGTTAGTAACTTTTTAGAAGCTATGGAACAGACCAGCAAAGAGCAAGGTGAGCGACTCCAAGAGTTGCTAGAGAACAGAGACTTTGAGACTCTAGGCAGATGGGTCTGGAATCACACAGTAGAAGTTATGGAAGGTTATGCCAATGACAGGGCTAACTATGAGATTGACAACAGATCCAGATGGGATGAAAGATGATAACCAAATACCGCAGACTACGGATGTCGGGATTGTGTAAGTCTACAGCAGTATATTTTTGTTGGCGCAGTTTTGTTAATAAGTTTTTTAGGAGAAATAAATGAATGTTTATCAAAAGTTAAATAAGGCTCGTCTTGAGCTACAAGGCACAGAGCTTACTAAGTCTGGTCACAATAAGTTTGCTGGCTACAAGTATTTTGAGCTTGGTGACTTTTTGCCTACTATCAACAGCATCTTTGATAAAGTAGGTTTGTGTGGTGTTATTAGCTTTGGATCTGAATTAGCGACACTAACAATTGTGTCTGTTGATGATGGGTCAAAGATTGAGATTACTAGCCCAATGGCTGATGCTCAATTAAAGGGTTGCCATCCAATTCAAAACCTTGGTGCTGTAGAGACATATACTCGCAGATACCTATGGGTTACAGCAATGGAGATTGTTGAGCATGATGCCTTGGACTCTAGCCAGCCAGTAGTTGATGTTGTCGAGCTAGAAGAAATGATTATCTTGTCAAAGGATATGGATGAACTCAAGAAGAACTTTGCTCATGGCTACAAGGTAGCAAGCAAAGACAAAGCAGCTCTAGTCAGAATCAACAAAGCAAAAGAAGATAGAAAGGCACAGTTAGCATGAAAGCATTTCCAAGTAGCACACAAAATAAAGTTTGGGAAGATGGTATGAATTTAAGAGATTATTTTGCTGCTAAAGCATTGCCAGCAATATTAGAGGATTACATCAATGAATCTAGATATATTGGCGAAAAGTTAGATTTTTGCAATATGTATTCTGAAGAAAGAATTGCTCAGATTGCTTATGCAATGGCAGATGCAATGATGAAAGCGAGGAAAAAATGAATCACTTAGATAATATTGATAAGCCATATATTCCAGCAGCTAAGACAAATATTGTGGAAACACTAAAAAGATTAGGATGGACTCCACCTAGTCAAGATAAAAGATTTCAAGAAAAATGGCAGACTTACAAACACTTAGCATGGAGAAACGAGCAATGAAGATGGATGACACAAAAGACTATTCGAGCATCTGGATTGACCTAATGGCAGAAGTAAAGGTATTGCACCATTACTGCCTAGTTGGTGACTGGTCTATGGCAAATAAAACAGCTAAGAACTGTAGCAAATTTGCAGATGATTTATCCCTTGTTCTACAAGAGATGTCTGAAGTAAAATGATTACTATAATTCTTGTCCTTTTATTAGGTTTTTTAGCAGGGTTAGCCTTTGTAGGTGCAATCCTTTGGTTAGGGGGTAGATAATGGAACAAAGAACAGAAGAATGGTTCGCAGCCAGATTAGGCAAAGTAACTGCTAGTAAGGTTGTAGCAGTCTTGGCTAAGAAGGACTCAGCCACTAGATCAGATTATTTGACAGACCTAGTTCTCGAAAGACTTACTGGCAAGCAACAGGAGTTCTATCAGAATGAAGCTATGCAATGGGGAACAGATACAGAACCTCAAGCGAGAATGGCTTATGAAGCTCAGTCATCTAATCTTGTGGATGAGCTGGGGTTTATTGACCATCCTACCATTGCTAATTTTGGCTGCTCTCCTGATGGTGTTATTGGAGAAGATGGGCTTATCGAAATTAAGTGTCCCAATTCTAAAACTCATCTTTCTACTCTATTGAGTGGTAAAGCACCAACTAAATATATTCCTCAGATGCAAACTCAGATGGCTGTGATGAACCGCCAATGGTGTGACTTTGTGTCTTTTGATCCAAGGCTTCCAGAGGATTTGCAGTTGTTTGTTGTCCGAGTAAATCGAGATAATGAATATATTGCAAAGCTCGAAGAAGAAGTAGTAGTTTTTTTAGATGAAGTAAATGAAACAGTAAATAAATTGAAAGGTTTAAAAGATGGCAGTCAAGAAACAACTCAAAGCTAAATCAGGAACTTACACAAACAAGCAAGGTGAAGAAAAAACTCGCTATGTCAATGTAGGTGTTTTATTGGAAACTGGTAAAGGTGAGATGCTAAAACTTGAAGCACTCCCCATTGGGTTTGATGGTTGGATTTACTTTGCCGACCTAGAGAAGCGAGAGGTAGGACAAAACCCTACAACAGCACCAGTAGAGCAAGACATTCCCTTCTAACTAAAATGGGTGAAAGCATTAGTTAGTAGCCCAGTTTTGAAAGGTTTATATGGGTCAGAGAGAAATGAAACAAAAGAGAATCCAGTATTTATTACTCAGGATGCAAAAAGAACCAATGAACTGTCACCAGATGGCAGACTCAGTTAATCTGAGCCTCAAGTCATTCTCTAAGTATTTGACAGAGATGCGCTTCAAGAAACAGGTCTATATCGATCACTACACTAGAAGCGAGGCAGGTGCTTATACTGTTTACTACAAGACTGGTAACTTACCAGATGCAGAGAAGCCATTGCCTTTTGGTCAGCAAGAATACAACAGACGATACAAGCTAAAAACAAGAGAGCCATTGAGAAGAATACCAAAGGTCACAGTAAGACCAGACTTTGCTGCTCATTGGTTGTTTAATCCAATAGCAGAGGTATAAATGACCTGTAACCAAAACTGTAATCAAGGAAGAAATTGCTCATGCTCAAACAATTGCTCGAAAAAATCAAAAGGAATCTCTTGGGTTTATTTATTATTTTTGTCATTGGGAATAGTATTGGTGGGCTTGGCGCTTACTACACAATTGCTCAAGACTGTTCAATTATGGGAGTGTTTCGTATAGGAGTTACTCCATACAGTTGCCAAAGGCTTAGACCATGATTATTGATCCAGTAGATTTGGCAGATAGACTGTATGAACTTTTGCAAGCAAGGATGCCTAACGGTAGTTTTGTTGTAAAAAAACAACACAGAGATACTGTGATTGAAGCAGAAATACTTTTAAGGAGTTTATTTAGATGACTTGGAATCACAGAATTGTAAGAACAACAGATGAAGGTGAGTGCTATCAATTAGCAGAAGTGTTTTATGACACAAATAAAAAGCCTTATGCTTATGGCGAAGCAAGCATTATTGGTGAATCAATGATTGATGTTATAAGACAAATAAAAATGTTTGAATCTTCATTAGCAAAAGAAATATTAAATTACCCTGATGACTTTACTGGTGATGTCAATATATAATTTCACCCTCAATTTAAGGAATAAAAATGACTTTAGAAAAAGATTTCACACTATCAGAAGATGAACTAGAAGTAATCAGAGCAGCAATTAGAAAAACAATGGCTGAGTATTTGGCTAATCAGAAATGATTAGATGGTCAGGAACTATACTGTGTTTGATAGGTATAGCCCTGACTAGTCTCAATATATACCCTTTAAACCTATTATTTGGGCTTGTAGGCAGTTTTCTGTGGACAGTCCAAGGCTACCTATACAGGGACAATGCTTTGCTCTTGGTGGAGCTTGTAGCAGTTCTTATTTATTTGGCTGGGATAGTTAGTCTATTTATATATTGACTAAAGTTTCATGCAAATCACCTAGTCCGTTAGAGGATTTACACAACTATAAAGTTATTCTGCATGACTATAAAGTTAAACAGTCCAGATTTTCCCTCGGAAAGTAACTTCACCAGCACCCTCATCCCAGACTTGAATTAACTCAGGTGGTAGAAGTTGTCCTCTTTCATAGGTAAGCATGGCAAAACCGCTTCTGTGGTCTCTAGCTGAATCTTCCATATAGCTAAACTGCTGACCATAAGGATTGGCTAAGCAGCCAGTTTGCACACCATAAATAGTACCCATAGTAAATGCTGGGTTTAAGGTAGTAAATGGATGAACAGTTAGGACATGGGTGTGACCTGTAACAGTATGCACAGAGCTTGCTTGGACATTGGCTCGACCAGCATTATAACCGCCCTTATGTCTGTGTTTAATCTGTGTATTGTCATTGATCCAATATGACCAACAAGACTGCCACAATGGGAAGTGGTCTTTAAGGGTAAACCCTTTTATTCCTTCGTAATTATGAGCCGAGCTGTTAGCAAGCATAGACTCAAAGCGCATATCATGGTTGCCAAGAGTCCAAATAAGATTAGACTTGAAGGTTGATGCTTTCTCTACTTCACCAAGATATTCAATACAAGCATCTAGTTCTTCTTTAACTGTGAATGTTTGGTCAAATCCTACCCTTGGGAATCGGCTTAATCTCTGACCATCAAAGGCATCACCATTACAAACAATGACCTCTGGCTTGAACTCTTTAATGCACTCAATCAAAGCTCTTGATGCAGTAGTGTTGTAATCAGGAATAATATGGGCATCACTAAAAACAATGACTCTTCCCTTTTCCATTGCTATGCCTCTGCGGACATTGTGATGAGCTTGTCCAATTCTATCTTCTAGCTTTTGCTTTAGACCTTCTTTGTCATACTTGACTGTATTGCCACTAGGATTTGTGGTTTCTAAAACAATGCCTTTTGCAGCTAAATCGCCTCTTCTGCGATAGACATTCCTAACAGTAACACCAAGATAATCAGCGACCGCTTGAGGAGAACCAAGCTCTTTGAATAATCTTATAAACTCTACTTCATTACAAGATGCCTTAACCATTACAGTTCCTTGGGGTCAAATCCTAAAGTAATAGCAATCTTATGCGATAACTCATTGAACTGGTTGTCATGCTTGTCCCAGCTCTTGCTACCCTTCAGATATAGCCTCATATGGATAATTTCATGGGCTACGGTTTTTACAACAGTATCCAGATGCCCATTCTTAGCCTCAGAGATCCTGATGACATGGGGTTCTGGCTCGTATTCACCCAAGCAGGTAGGATCTTTATGAACTTCAAATCCTACTTGTTTAGATGGTGGTAGATTCCACCGATTAAAAGGTGGCAGACAAATCAACATCTCATATACTGCTTGAACAGTTTGTGGAGTTACTAATTTCATCTGCCTAGTATCCTAGTTAATTATGACAAAAATAAGGCTTTCTCATCTTTTCTTCGGCTATCTAATCCCTTGAGGACTTTACCACCAGCTTTATTCCATGTCAAAAGCTCATCCATAGCACCATCAAAATCACCTCGGTTGTATTTCATGCGAACCTGAGATTTCTGTAAATTGCCTAAACCGACATTGAATGAGAATGATACTAAAGCATCTAGATGATTTTGGTTATTAACTGTCTCTGGACATAACCTAAGAACACCAGCCACAAAGCGAGCTAGGTCTTTTTGGAGAATATCATCTACCTCATCCATTGATAGAGTCCTGTCCCATCCACTAGGGATAGGCAGAGACTTTCTATCAGCAATAGGCACTCTGGCATGGTTAGGATCGATGACATGACCGACACCAACAGTCCAGAGGAGAGCAGGACATTGATATGGCTTAGTCCTGACCCCTTCGTGATGCTTAATCATTTTTAAGCATTTATCACTTATTTTCATTTCTTAGACCAGCCTCTAGATCCAAACCAGTAGCCAATAATAGCACCAAGCATAGCCATCTCATCTTCGCTGAAAATCATGTCTGTAGCTTTAATAAAGTCATCGACATTGGTAATCAAAAGACCATGATTAAATAAGTAAACACCCATACCGATATTGATAAGGAATAGCTCTGCAACAAACAAATAGGTCACTACAGGTCTAACTGTGGCTACAAAGGTAGAAGCCCAAGGAGCAGCTTTCTCTAGGACTTTAGCATCATGCGCATAGGCAGCCTTAGTCATCTCTGCATCAGTCTGCATCATTACTTGATCTGTGCGGATTTCTTCGACTTTTGCTTGGGCTAAGAAGCCTCGCTCCATCATCTGTAATTCTCTGTCAGTCTGCATCTGAGCTAGTTCTAACTCATGCTTCTTGTCAGACTTGTCTTGGAAGAATCCTAATAGACTTGGCAGTCCTGATACTAATAAACCGCCTATTGTTGAAATCAATGAAAACATACTTACTCCTAGTTTGCTAATGGGTTATCTAAAGCTCGCTTAATCTTGTTATCTACTTCTTTTCGCATCTCTCGCAAATCTTTGTCTACTTCTCTAGAAAGTTGCTTGCCATCTCTCTCGACCTGTTCGACTACCTTCTCAAGTCTGCGGACATCATTCTTAATATCATTCTTGATGTCTCTGGTGTAATCATTGACCTTGGCTGTGGATTCTTCCATCAATGCTAGCTTCTTGTCATACTCGGTAAAGTCAGGACTGACATAGTTCTTAATGGCAGAGCGCATACTCATATAGTCGTTATAGAACTCGAAAGCACCCCAAAATGCTCCACCGACCACAGGTGCAATAGTGATAATCATTACCATTAGCTTATTAGTTAGTTTAAAACTAAAGCCAGCAACACTAATCTCTTTTTCTATATTGTCCATCTACCATTTCCTCATGCTTAATTTGACTGTTTTTTGTTAAGAAGTAAAAAGCCTTGCCATTGTCCTGTATAGGTTTCTTGACAATCTGTAGGTACAACAAATCCACAATCTGAGGTGATTGAGGAATTGGTCTATCTACAACTCCTACTTCTGGTGCTTTAATGGGTGCTTTAATCTGTGCTTTTGGCTGTTCTTTCCTATCTTCCTTCTTTTCCTCTTTTTTCTCCTCTTTCTTCTCAGTCTGACTAGTTAGCTGACTAGTTGCCTGACTAGAAGCAGTTTGTCGAGCGATAACACTAGTAGGACTAGTTTGGCTTGTAGGAGAAGGAGTTGAGATAGTTTGGTTTACTACAGGATCTGCGACTACCTGTGGCTCGCTTGCAATAACCACAGTTGCAGGTGCGCTAGGAGCAATGACATTGGCTAAAGCATAGGCTTGAGCATATCCGCTACAGGTTCTGTCATACAGAGGATTTAGTCTGCATTGTTCTGAAAAATAAGCCTGTGCATAATTAGGACAGCTTGCGCTATACAGTTGCGATATACCGCATTGCTGATTGAAGTAAGCTGCTTCATATCCTACACAATCTTTATTAAAGAGTGCATTAATACTGCATTGGTTATTAAAGTAGGCTTGCTCATATCCCTGACAAGAAGTGCTATACAAGGCATTTAATGAGCATTGTTGCTCTAGGTATGCTTGCTCATAATTAGGGCATTGTGGGCTGTATAGAGAGCTTATAGAGCATTGTTGAGATAGATAGGCTTCTTGGTATCCTGTACAACTAGAACTGTGTAAAGGATTAAGCACACAAGGGTCACCAGTAGATCCTGTTATATAGCTAAAAGGTGTGTCTGTAGTGAACCCTACTCCATGATAATACTGAGTATATTCACCGACATCACCAGTCATTCCCATTGTGATAGTTCTGTTAGGGCTGATATTCACCTTTTCATAGTGCATACCGATATAGCCACTAGGCTTAATCTCTACCCCAAAGGTATTTAGATTCTCAGGAATACCAAACTCTGAGATATTTTCCCAGACATATCGCTGATATTGGGGTGTGCCTTCAGTTAAGAACCGACCTGAGTAATTAAGAAGATCAGTCTGCAAAGGCATGATGGCAAAACTAAATGGAGTGCCATTGTTATTTCTTAGGTCAAATCCTGAACAGCACCAACTATTTGTCGGATTGAGGAAGCCAACAACACCATTGCTGAACATATAAGATTCAGTAAACACACGACCATAGTAAGGAAATGCAAATTGAAGTGGAACTCTGACATATCCATCATCCGATATTTGATGTTGAATGACTTGTGTGTGACTTAATGTCGGTAGATATAAACAAGTACCGACAATTAGTGACAGCAGCCACTTCATTTAATCTTAGGTCTGTCTGGAATCATCTTAGGGTTAGCAAGCCAATAATCTTTAGCTTGAACCCCTACCATTCCATCCACAGGGCAATAAGTACCAGCATCCCACATACCCCACCAGATAGCAGAGTCTTGGCACATCACAGATACAGCAGCAGTTTTCATCTGCATCATAAACAATGACTCAGCTTTAACAATCATCTCGCAGTTAGCATCCTTAACAGTAGCTCCAAAAGAGATACCAAGGATCTGAGTCTGAGTTGCTCCAGATACACCAGTAGAGCAGTTCTTATTGTTAATTGTTGTGATATTAGGAGAGATAGCAGAAGGTGGTGGAGACTTTACTGTAGTCTCAGATTTGCTAGTAGAGTCTGTAACAATAGGTTGAGCCTTTGCTGAATATGCAAAAGCAAAACCAATCAAGCAAGCCCATATGACTAGTATTTCTCTCATAGCTTTAATGCAATTCCTAAAAGAATAACAATGATGAAGCCACAAGCTCCAATAAGAATCTGCTCAAGTCGCTTTAATCGAGCATTAATGCCTTCATATCGGACTGCACAAACTGCTTCATGGCTGTTAAGTCTTGCTTCTGTTTCAGTAATAGTAGAATCACTCATATTAGTATCCAATAGCAAACCAGTAAAAACTCATAGAAGCATCAAGTCCATTATTTATAACAAAACTTGATGTAGATACACTAGATACACTTTGTACACCCTGACCGCCAATTTGAAGGGATATAATTGGTGTAATTTGAACTGCTCCCGTTGCTGAAGGAAAAGCTGTTGGATAAGTTATTGTTGCAGTTCCATCTGGTCCTATTGATGAAGAAGTACCCCATTGCATAATCAAACCACTAGGAAGTTTTTGATAGCCATTTGATGATAAAGATTGATTTGACCCAGAAAAATCATTATTAAATACAAAGTCTGTATCAGTTACAGCAGTATTAAATTGTGCTTTTGTTCCAGAAACTGTATTAGATCCTAGTGCAACAGTCTTATTTGTTAGAGTGTCTGTGGTTGCTTTACCTACCAAAGTATCTGTAGCATCTGGCAAAGTAATAGTTCTATCTGCTGTTGGATCTGAAGCAATTGTTGTCTCAAAATCATTGGCAGTTGTACCCTCTAATGACAATGAAGCTACATTTGTAAGAGTAGCATTATCAATTGTCTTTCCATTTAAACCAGAAATAGTAGAGCTAAATACTACAGCGCCAGTAAAGGTAGTAGCACCTGTAAAGGTAGAAGTTCCTGTTACTGCAAGATTTCCACCTACAGTAAAGTTATCGCCTGATGCACCTGTCTGCTGTTCTTTCAAGTCAGACATAAGCTGACGAATAGCATTATTGATACCGCTAGGCGCACAGCCTTCAGCAATATTAATACTATTAATGTCAGTATTGTTAGATGGGTCTACATCAAATTCACTAATCTTTGTCTTTGCCATATCAATCTTTCAGTTCAATTAATCCATAGTTTGTAAGTAACTGTGACCATGCAGCCCAAGTCTTAGCTGAAGTTGGTGACATCTGTCTTAACTCTTTTAATTGTTGCATACCTTGTGGGCTTGTAATGATGTCTGCTAACTTGTCTGCATTTTTAGAAAAAGCTCGCTCTGTAGCCCACTCATTAATTTTCTTACCCCAATCCTGTGGAGATATACCAGTACCAATAATTCTTGCTGCAACACCTGTTGGATCTAGCTCTGCATCTCTTTGCATTTCTTTTAGGATTTGCTGATTAAATGCTGTATCAGATCCTAGCTTCTTGACACTACCAGCAGACTTTAGGACAGAGGATAAATCTCTCAAAGCCATGAAAGCATCATCACCAAGAGCAGCTCTTAATGAGTCTTGTTGCTTTCTGCTACCTAATAATAGGTTTTGCCACTCAGCACCAGTATCTAACTTCACACCCTTTTGCGATTTAGATGGAGTAAGAGCTTTCTCCCAGACATCTTGCATATATGCTCTAGTAACAGCTTGCCATGCCTCTGGGTTTGTAGCCTCAATCTGTTGCTTAACATATCTAATAGTTTGAGGATCGTTACCACTAAATACTCTAGATGCAAACTGATTAAGATTGTCAGGGCTAATCTGTGTAAGACTTGTACCTGTCTTTCTTGTAGTAAATTCTTCTATTGGCTTAGATGCTTCAGCAAATGCCTTGTTAGCTTCTAGATACTTAGGGTTATTAACACCCATTGTTCTTACTAGATTGTTCTGAATATCTTTAAGCTGTCCTTGGATTTTCTTATCTAAAGAAGAAAATACATCCTCTTTAAACATCTTGTCCATCTGGAACTTAGCATTTTGCAAAGCATCTAGACGATCATCTAATATACCTTGTCTAAGAACATTACCATTAGCATCAATAACTGGTGGCTCTTTGTATAAAAGAGATTTAGTTTTTGCCAAGAAAGCAGCTTGTTCACCTTTAGCAGTCTTTAGCTTTTCATCAATATTCTTAACAATATTTGTGACATCTACTGGCTGCGCTTCTGCAAATGAAGCATCATATAAAGGCTTTGTAGATAACTCTCTAGCTTCTTCTAATTGTGCTTTTCTAGCTGTTAGAGCATCAATACCTAACTTACCAGCCTGAGTCTGTTCTGTAACATCAGATACTTGAGACAAGAACTTTTCTACAGCAGGTTGGATTTGCTCATTCTCTCTGAACTCATAGAACTTTTGCATTTTCTTAGAGCTATCAGGAATATTGCCCAATACCTTTTGCTGAGACATCAAGCTATTTAACTGAGTAATTTCAGCAGGAGTTAAGCTAATATTGAGGTCTCTTGCTCTAGCTTGTATATCCTTCATTGCTTGCGCATCTAAACCAGCAATATCTCTAACAGTCTTTCTTTCTCTTAATGCCTTTACACCGAATGGCACAGCTTCAGCAATACCAGCAGTACCAGCAGAAATAGCAGTTTGCAATAGATCTGGTGGTGTTCCTGTTAATTGCTCACCAACTAATTGCCTTAAGTAGTTAGATCCACCAGCTACAGCAGCAGTAGCAGGAATAGCAGCAGCAGGGCTTAAAGGCGCAGTCATAATACCAGTAGCAACTTCTGGCACAGCCTCTAAGACATCAGGAGCATAGTATCCAGCAGTCTCTAGAGGAGTAACAATCTCTTTATAGAACTTGCCATCTTCAGCTTGATAAGCAATATTTCCATCAATAACTCTGTAGCGACTAGTAGGAATACCTCGCTTTTCAGCAAAGTATTTAATAGCAGATTGCTTGTCTGTAGGGATGCCACCCATAAAAGCAGTACCAGCACCAGCACTCATTCTTGGGTCACCGATAGCTACTGGATCTGTAAGAGACTTAAATGTCTCTGTGCCAGCTCTAGGGCTAATTGATAGCAACTCATCAACAGCACTTCCTCTGTATCTTTCTTGTGGAGCAGCAGTAGGCTTAGATGAGCTACTACCTAACAAATCATCAGTTGCACTCATTTTTATCCTTATTGTAAAAGACCGAACTCTTGAGCCAATCTTGCTTTAATAGCATCATAATCTGCTGGCTTAGATGGGTCTAGGTTCAATTCTTTAATGATTGCTGCTTCTCTAGCTCTCATAATAGCTGGCATACTTGTTACAGGAACTGACTCGAATTTTAAGCCATTTTTCTTGACATAAGCATATCGAGCTTCAATTAATTTACCCTGCTTCAAGACATTCTCTGTCTTTGACATAAACTCTGTGTATGAGTCTTTCTGTGGATCAGGCATTGCAGAGCGCAAGCGCTTCTCCTCATCACCAGCACCCATAGCAGCACCAGTAATCTTGTTAATATAAGCATTAAGACTTTCCATACCTGTCTGAGTAAATGCTGTGTAATCAGATAAGTTCTTTCTTTCAGTTTCTGACAAAGGACTATTGAGCTTTTCTTTCTCTTTTGCAACTTGCATTTGAATCTGGAAAGGTCTTGTAAAGAACTCAGGTCTTGCTAATTGCTGTGCCTGTGTAAATCTCATTCTGTTTGTACCCATGTCAATCAGCTCTTTATCAAGGATGTTTGAACCCTCTTTGCCAACTTCCATACCGATACCACCAGTAAGAGCTTTGCCTTTATTAACTTGACCAATAATGGTCTGAGATGCGCCCTGTGGTAACTTAGAAACTACATCAGTCCCATACATTAACTTTGCAAGATTACCGAACTCCCCTGTTAGTTTGCCAGTATTGTCAATTGCCTGAGTCAATCCCTTAATTGGATCTTTAATATAAACAGAGTCACCAACAGTTAAATACTCTGGAGCATACTTCTTAGCTTCATCAGCATATCCAGCAGCATACAAGTCTCTCATTAGCTTGTTCTGGTCGAACATCTGAGATACTGATGGAGCTACTTCTTTGCCTGTACCTTGAACAGCATAGTTACCAGATCTAGATAAAGACTCTAAGTTAGTGTCTCCTAACAGCATATTCTCTTTCATCATATTTTGAATATATGGTGTTTGAGATGTCATTGAAGGAGCAACTTCTGCTACTGGAGTTACTGCTTGTTGTTTAATTCTTTGGATATTAGCTTCTTGCTTTTGCTTGTCTAGCATCTGCTTAACTTGCGCACCCTTGAGCATATCTTGCAATGCTCGATCCATAGAGCCTTGATAGCCTTGGTTAAATGCAGCCAAGCCTTGAGATAAGCCATCGCCCTGTGGCATCAATGATGGCGCACCAGCTTGTGATAAGGCTTGACCAAGACCAAGTAACCCCTGAGAGATACCCTGATAGCGAATATCAGACATCTGCTCTGGAGTAAATAAACTGTCGTAATAATTTGGTATTGCCATAGTTACCTCAGATAAGTGTTGGTCTGTATGCTTTTAAAGCTACTGATGGATCTAATAAGCCAGATAAAATAGCCTGTGGAATTGCTTGACCTTTTCTCATTCCACCGCCTGAGTCACCGCCTTGATTTAAGTCAGCTAATTGTTGAGCTGCTTGTTGTTGTGCAGATTTACCAAAATCAGGCATTGATTTACCAGCCATTCTTTCTTGCAACAATGACATATCACCCATACCTTGAATAGATGATATTTGGCTAGGAGACATACCTGATGGTTCAAAGATATTACCGCTAGAAGTAGGATACATCTCTACCATTCTGCTGTAGTCATTGCCCATTGGAGCTAACTCTGAGCTACCACCAAAGATGTTTGATAAGAAGTTTGTGCCACCGCTAGTAGCTCCAGCAGTTTCTGGGTTAAATACTGTCATCTCTCCGCTAGGAAGAAACTCAAAACCACCAGCTCCACTTGCGCCACTACCCATGCCACCCATACCACCATAACCAGCACCACCAGCCATAGCAGCTACTGTGTACCAGCCACCCGGAATTTTATCATTTACAAAATCATCTACTTTACTAAAAAAGCCAGCCATATTTTTTCCTTAAAATGGCTTAAAGCCAAGAGATCCAGCAGCACCAGCAAGGGATAACAAGTTACCAAAGCCCTGTTGAGAAGGATTAGAGTAGATTGGTCTTTCTTGAACAGAGCCACTAGGCGCACCATAAACACCAGTTAAGAATGTCGATAAGCGACTCTCTGGCATCTGATACTGATAACGAGCCAATTGGTCTGCGATTTGAGCCTGTGAATAACCTTCTCTTGCCAAGCCAGCAGATAACAACTTAGATAAATCATTGTAGTCAGCTTGAGCCATCTCAGGAGCAGCCATAGTAGCAGCCTGTTGTCTTGTTCTTTCATCAGCATAGTTCTGATAAGCTAACTTGCCAGCAATGTCAGACAATCCTGTAGCTAAACCTTCAGCAGCTCTACCTTCTAGTGCAGTTTGTGCGCCAGAACCATAGCGACCAGCAGATGATAGCTTTGAGCGAATATCCATAATATTCTGACCAAACTGTTGCTCTAATGGTCTAGTAGCAGCTTGGAAAGCTCCAGTAAAGAATGGATTGCCAGATAAATAGTCACCAGAGATAGTGCTTTGTAATTGACCTTGAGCAGAGCGAGTCAATGGGCTACCTGCCATAGCTCGACTTTCAATGCCACCTAATGCAGATAAAGTCTGCTGTGATGGATCAACATAAGTCTGGAATGGAGCATAAGGAGTAGGGCTTTGATAGAGTCGTTTTGCTTCTCCTAAACCAAACTCGACATAAGGCTTTAGCATTGGATCAATCTGATTAGTAACAGTTTGAGTTCCTGACTGAGAACTACCGCCACCACCAAAAAGACCACCTACCGCTTTTCCAATTCCACTCATTTTACAACTCCTTTATCCATTTTCTAGGGATAAACCCTAACTTTCTAGCTGTTTTACTCCATCCTTTTCTATGCGAATCAAAGGTTATGAAGTTGTCTCCACCATTTTTTGCAAGCTCTTGGATATGATTCCATGCTTCTAAGAAAGGGTGATTGTTTATAAAATAAAGACACCAAATATGCAGAGTGCCTTGATTTGGTTGCAGAACCGAGAAACCTACTAATCGGTCATCCTGCTTATAGATCCACAACATTGCCTGTTGATTTAGGCACAGAGCATAGACATCTTCAGGTATCCAAGACTCAGGAGTTTTCTCTAGAATCTTTAGAAGTCCACCTTTAACAAACCCCCAATACTTTCTGATTTCTTCAGGATTTATATATATATGCTCCATATAGCACAATTTTATCTTGTTTTGTAGAAAAAGGTATACTTTTTTTAAAATTTATCCAATTACCACATAGGTATAAATAAGGTCAGAGTGTCCTGTGTTCTGATGAGTCAAAACTGCTGAACCTTTTGTTCTAGATGAGACATAACAAGTTCCAAACTCTTTCGCTGCATTTGATGTCATAGGTGTCATTATGATGACAGATTCTGCACTTATCCTTGCATCATTAAGAGTTGTAGATGTTGCTCCGCTTGCTAAGGTAATAGTGCCAGTATTGTTGGTCTTGCCATCCATTACACCATTAAGAATCTCAGCGACTGCTCTCTGGTCACCGCCTTGTGGTGGTAATCGTCTAAACATTATCTGCCACCTGTAGGAACAATGGTGACATCAACACCGACTGCTGTTTTCCAGTTAGAACCGCTAGGATAAACCCTTACTCTATGATAGTTACCACTAGATCTCAATGAAACCCTGTTCTCTGAATCAGCATTAGTTGCAGTTCCAAAGGTAGGCACAGCAGTTAATAGGTTTCTAGAGTAAACAGCCACACTAGAGCTACCATTATCAATCTTAGGCTTAGCTAGGGTAATAATAGACTGGCTACCATTGCCAATGTCGCTAGAGGTTATATAGCCTGTCTTTGGCTGACCTGTAAAGGTAACAATCTTAGCTCCTCTTGTACCAGCACTAACAAACTTGCCACCAGCCCATAGCCTGCTATCAAAGGAAGTATTAATAGTATCCATATTTCCATAAGTATCTAGAGCCTCTAGAGTAACACCAGCAGTTGCAATAGGTGCTAGGTAGTTTGTGTCAGTCTCACCTTCAGACCACTTTTTAGCTTGCCAGTTGTAAACCATCAATCTCTTGCGAGCAAAGATGTCAGTAAACTGCCAAATTACTAGCTTTCTGATTGTGTCTACAGTAGCAGACATCTCATTAATTTTTGATTGGTCTACATTGTTGTAGAAGAACCTATCTATTTTCTCTGCACCAATAGGACTTACTGTTTGACCATCACAGACATAGAATCCATCATCAGACAAGAAGAAAGTTAAGTTACCGAACTGAGCAACAGAGTTAGCTTCATAGCACCCAATATTCTTAGCAATGGTATCAAACTGGAAGAATAAAGGAGCACCGACATAACTCATGCGAGATACAGCTTTTTCTAGTAATACTATGCCAAACTCTCCACCTGTAATGCCTCGGATGTCACCGCCATCAGGGATAATCTGGCTATCAGATTGACTTAAGTCGCTAGGAGTCCAATCTGTTTCATCATTGATGTCTGACCAGTAAACAGTTGTAGGCGCACTAGAAGTATTGGCAGCCACCACAAAGTCTCTAACTACTGTAACAAACTTAGCTGTAGGAGCAGCAGCAGCCAAGTCAGCAAAGGCTGTAGAGCTACCTAAGTCCCATGCCTGTAGCTTAGAGTTACCATTGGCAGCAATTAACTTTTGACCAAACTGAGCAAAGTAAAATCGATCAGCAGTTGTATATCCACCACTCTTAGAGACATTATCTAAGCTCAAGTCACTAGAGTCTAGTTTGAATAGCTTTGTTGTTCCAGCAGCAAATACTGTAGTTGTTCCACCAAACTTAGTAGCAAAGGCATTAGTCAGGGTTTCACTAGCAGAAGCAGATAAATCAACAGCCTCTGGCAAAGGAGCATAGCCAATGGCTTGAGGAATGACATTGTATGCCTCTTGGATAGCTCCAGTAATACCTGCTTGGTCTGGCATCCACTCGCCAAAATCTATTGTTGTAGCCATTGATTACTTCCTATAGTTTTATCTGTCCAAATATCGTTATCAAACAAATCACCGACTGCATACCCATATGCCCAGTATCCATAAAGGACATACTGTTGAGCAGGATCTGAGTTAATAACATCAGTCCATTGTTCTGTGCCTACAGACTTATTAACCCAAACATCTGTGCTGACTATTTTATCAGTCCAATCATTAGAATCAGGTGTTACATTAACCCATTCTTCACCATAAATATAGCCAATTGCTTGTGTTGAAGTTACCTCTGTTACTGAGGCACTACCTGCATACACAGCTATAGCAGAAGATGAAGTTGTCGCAGTTGCAGTAACACTAGAATCAGCAGATCTAACTCTAATGCCAGTAGATGTTGCAGTAGCTGTTGAGCTAACACTAGCAGTAGACAGCCTCATTCTAATAGCATCTGCGCTAACCGTTGCGCTTCCAGTTACAGAAGCAGTAGCATTAGCTAATATTCCACCTAATCCTGTTGCAGTTGCATTAGCTGTTACTGATGCAGTAGAAAGTCTTACTCTTATAGCATTAGCAATTGCTGTGGCTGTTGCACTAACAGAAGCACTAGCACTAGCTAATTTACCGCCTAGCCCTGTCGCTGTAGCAGTACCAGTAACACTAGCACTACTAAACTGTATTCTTATTCCTGTCGCATTGACAGTAGCATCTGAACTTACAGAAGCTGTGAAGAATTTAATTCTTGTTGGGCTGGCTGATGCTGTAGCACTTGCAGAAGCAGAAGCTGTAAAACTTAATACTCTTGTAGCAGTTGCACTTGTAGAAGCACTAGTTGATATAGATGCTGTAGCCTCTGTAGCTAAAACATCACCTACAGCATAGCCATAATCCCAGTATCCATACAGAACATATTGATCTGTATATTTGGACATTTTTACTCCTGTTTAGGTTCTTCTAGTGATGTCTTTAACAACTTAATAAAAGCATCCTTGCCTACCGATAATTGGTCAAGGTTGAACTGAGCTGAAGCAATTTTGCGATCCAAGTCAAAACAATGATTACAAAGTATTTGTTGCTCTGCTGTCATATCTTCAAACTGGTATTCAATGCCATCTATTGTAACTGGGGTCTTTTTATCTTTTCCCATTACTTACTCCTTACTAGTTAAAAAATCTTACCAAGGAAGTCCTGTAGCTGTAACAGGGTTCTTCTGTGCTTTAATCTGTGCATCTAAAGCTGATTCCATAGCTACTAAGTCTAGCTTTTCAGCTAACCAAGTCTTAACTACTTCTTCAGTTAGGCTTGCAAAAGGAATAACTGTATCGCCTACTTCTACACCGACTGAGCCATAAGATGATGCTGTGAATTCACCATCTTGTTTAATAGCTGTCCAATGAACAGTAGTTACGATATTACCATCTGTGTTGCGGTCTAATTGATTAATAACTAAGTTCATTTGCTCTCCAATTGTGCTTTGAGTAAGT